GGAGCAATGATGGAAGGAGATATGTGTAATGAATGTGGATATGAGGAAGATAATCAACCAACTGGACAAGATCACGAAGTTGGTATGGCACAAAATCTTTTGAAAGATATTATCAAAAATGCAATGGAACTATCACAAAAGATCGGAGATCAAGAAATTAATCTTCCAGGATGGATTCAAGATCACATATCGCAATCTCAAAACTTTATTGGTCAAGCAAACGTAGGCTATCACACATTAGAAGAATCAAAGAAAAGAAAATAATGCAAGTGAGTAAAATAATAAAAGCCCTATTACTTAAAGAGGAAGAAAATCAGCGAATGGATTTACCTCCGAAGACATTCGAGGATGATCCGATGAATTTTATACTCAATAAGTATCAAAATCTAAATGAGATTTTAGGTGAGCTGATGACTCAAAATTATAAAGAGTTTATTACTGGAATATACATAATTGCACCAAAACCTACTTCATTCAAAATAGTTCTGCATAACGGTCAATATTTCTTTTTGACATTTATGGGTGAAGCGTATCAAGCAACAATTGCGGGAAAAAATTATTTCTTATTAACAGTTGGAGAAAAACAAAGAGCTATGCTAGCAATAGCTAGATTACTTAGATGGGGAAGTCCATTGAAAACTAAAGGACCTGAAGGCGCTGAACAATCTGCTACCGCAGACGAAACTACTTCTACAGAAGAAACACCAGCAGAAACATCAGATACAGGAGCAGAAACCGGAGGAGAAGGAGAATCTTTAGAAGAAAATAAAAATATGAGACAAAAAGATATATTAAAACTTTTATTAGAAATGGAAGTTAGTGGTCAAGACGCTGAAACTTTAGGTGTTGAATTATGGAACATGTCTTTAAACAATAAAAAAATACCAGTCCAATACGCAAAATACGAAAGTGTTTTTAAAGAATTACAAAAATACTCTGGAAAGTATAAAGTAGAAATAGAGAAGTATTCTGGGCAAAGAATAGCAACAACGAAATTTTGGGAAGAAGAAACCGGTAAAACAAAAGATGAACCAAAAACCGATTTAATATCTACAGATAAAAAGAAATTAAGACTTTCTGCAAAAAAAGGCCCTGCTCAATTGATGAGTGGAGTAAAAGCTGAATCAAAAGCAACTGTTTTAGCCGCGGCAAGATCTGTCGGATTAGATGCAGAAATAAAAACTCGACTTATGAAAGAAATTAATAAGTTAGCAGATACAACAAAAACAGATAAATTAAATACCGCAGAACTTAAAAAAACTGACATAAAAAATATAAAATCTAAAGTAAATATAGAAGCAAAAAAAGTACTAGATTCAGCAATAAAAGCTAATGCTGTTTTGCAGAAAGATTTAAATGATTTGTTTAATAAGAATGCTAATTTTAAAAAAGCATTCGTATATGAAGCAATGACTGGCAGAGAAAAATTTGGAGTGGGCTCTCCTGCAGAAGCAAATTTTGTTATAGCATTCAGCAATGATTTTAATCATGTTAAATTTGAGGATATATCGAGTATGTCTTCTCCAATAGTTAGTAGTATAGCTGATAAAACAAAATTAAATGTTAGCTTCAAATCAACATCTAGAAAACAAAAAGGCGAGAAAGTTGGATATAATTTCTTTTCTACTATTAGATTGGGACTAGAAGATTTAGTAGCAAAACAAGATAAACTTAGCGAAGTATTAGACAGTAATAATTTGAATGAAATTGATATAATGGGAAAAATAAAAGATTTTATTATATACCTACAAAATAAATTTAATAATATAATTGATTACATATCTAAAGCCTACGAAAAAATAGAGCAATTGATTAAAGAGGGTATATCGGCTGTATTAGATTTTTTAGGATTCGATATTGATGTTGATTTTAATAATGAAGTAGATTTTTACAGTTCAATGAAATAATATGTCTTTTAATTTACAAAAATATCTCATAGAAAATAACTTGACTCTAAGATCTAATTTAGCTCTTAACGAAGATGACGAAGAGTCTGATAAAGAAGAGACGTCGAGTGAAACAAGTTCACAAGAAAGCGATCCTAAAAAAATAGAAAAGTATAAGCAAGAACTCAAAAATTTAGAAGCAAAAGCAAAGGATATAATTTTTAAATTTACTAAAGACACTGAGAAAGGCAAAATATTAACAAATGTTACAGCATATAAGAGTGCTATAGGTAATATTCCCCAAAAAATAAAAGATCTAAAGAAAAAAATTGGAGAACCAGAAACAGAAGATTAAATCGTTTATAGTGAATGTAATTAACTACATAAAAAATAAAATAGACTATAAAAAAATAATCTATGTTATAACATTTTTCTTGTTATTATATTTGGTTATATGGTTAGCAACACGAGAACCTAAAATGCCAATAGAATATAAATCAGTTATAGATTCTTTAACAAAAGCAAATGTTGAATTACAACAAAAACAAAAAATAGTAGATAGTGCAATAACAAAATATCAAACCCAAATATACGATTTAGATTATAAGTTATCTAACATAAAAGAAAAGACGACTATAATTAAAGAAATACAGCACAATATAATACAACAAACTCATCACTATAACTCCAACCAGATAGATTCATTTTTTAAAGTAAGATACAATTACTAATGAAATATATTATAGCTATACTAATATTTTTTCCACTATTTGGAAAATCTCAAGATACCATAAAAATACCTGTTCCTGCCGCTAGACAGATTGTGAAAGATTTAACTGTTTGCGATAGCTTGAAAGAAATACATCAACTACTAACAAAACAATTAACCATAGTCGAAAATAAAGTCGAACTAAAAGATAGCATTATCGATTCGTACAAACAAAAGTGTTTTATGTATAATACGATGATTTCTAATGAACGTAGAAAGTTTGAAATGCAGAAAATGTGGATAGGAGACTTAAAAAAAGAAAATAAGAATTTAAAAGTGAAATTGTTATATACAAAGATCACTATGGGCGCTATAATTACATTTTTGGGATATTTGCTTATCACCAAATAAGTAAACTGTTGCATCGACCGAATAATATATATATTTATAAATTAAAAGCATTTCGTGTCTGAGCAAGTTAATATAAAAGATAAAATAAAAGAAGAGTTCGTAAAATGCGCTCAAGATCCTGTGTATTTCATGAAGAAGTATTACATGATCCAGCATCCTCAGCGTGGAAGACAATTATTCGATCTATATCCTTTCCAAGAAAAAGTTCTTAGACTTTTCCAAAAGTATCCAGATTCCATCATAAACAAATCCAGACAGTTAGGTATTTCTACTTTAGTATCCGCATATTCTTTGTGGTTAATGTTGTTTAACAAAGATAAAAACGTTCTTGTAATAGCAACTAAACAAGATACTGCCAAAAATATGGTAACTAAGGTGAGGTTTGCTTATGATAATTTGCCTGTTTGGTTAAGAATAGGAGCCAATGCAACAGAGAATAATAGATTATCATTAAGACTCACTAACGGATCTCAAATTAAAGCCGTATCAGCAGCAGGAGACGCTGGTCGATCTGAAGCAGTATCTCTATTGGTTATTGATGAAGCCGCATTTATCGATAATATTGAAACTATATATACAGCGGCCAAACTTACATTGGCAACCGGCGGTGGATGTATAGCGTTATCTACACCAAACGGTATGGGTAACTGGTTTCACAAAACTTACACTGTTGCACAAAAGCAAGAGAATAATTTTATTCCAATATCATTACCATGGACAGTTCACCCTGAAAGAGATCAATCTTGGAGAGATCAACAGGACGTAGATCTGGGTAAAAGAAACGCTTCTCAAGAATGCGATTGTAGTTTTCTTAGTTCTGGAGCCACGGTCATAGATCCTGAGGTTTTAACTTGGTATGAGCAAAATATGATATGCGAGCCATTCGAGAAGAGAGGAGTAGACAAATCTTATTGGATATGGGAATATCCTAATCCCATGAAATATTATGCTGTAATTGCTGACGTTGCTCGAGGTGATGGATCAGACTATTCTGCTTTTCATGTGATAGATATAGATACAATGACTCAAGTGGCAGAATATCAATCTCAATTGGGCACTAGAGAATACGCAAATGTTTTAATTTCTGCTGCCACCGAATACAATCAAGCAATGCTTGTCGTAGAAAATAATAATATTGGATGGGACGTAGTACAATCGATCATAGAAAGCGGATATACTAATATGTATTATAGCCTAAGAGCTGAGGTTGGATCTGATTTCGTTACATATATAAATAAGTATCAAAGATCAGATGGTTTAGTTCCGGGATTTTCAATGAATCAAAGAACAAGACCATTAGCGATAGAGAGATTGAGAGATTGCATAGAAAATAAAGTCGCCATTATAAAATCTCGTAGACTATTAGAAGAATTACGAGTGTTTATATGGAAAAATAACAAGCAACAAGCTATGAACGGCTATAACGATGATTTAGTTCTCTCTTTTGCTATGGGAATGTACTTGAGAGAAACATCTTTAAGATATAGAAAAACAGCAGAAAGCTTAACATATAGTTCATTAGACAATTATACTAAAGTCACGGGAGATGTACCATTGTATAATGCAAATAGTAACATAAATCAAAACCCGTGGACAATGCAAATAAACAACCTTCAAGGACCAGAATCCGAAGATCTAAGATGGTTAATATAAAAAGATTATGGCAGAACAACAAAAACAAAACAATTTATTTTCGACATTAAGAAGACTTTTCTCAACAGACGTTATCATAAGAAATAGTGGTGATGGTGTTTTAAAAGTCATAGACGCTGATAGAATTCAAACTAACGGTGTTATACAAACAAACTCTTTAGTCGATAGATTTCATAAGATATATACGACATCAACAGCGTATGGAGTCAATCTAAATCTTGCGCAAAATTATCAATCAGCCAGGATACAAATCTA